GTTCCCAAGCAATCGGCAACTCAAAGGGTGTAATTACATGGACATTCGGGTCAAACTCTACAAATGCAGCACCTTCTGCAACTTCCCAATTACCTTCAAGTAACTGTCTACGTTGTATTGGAGGTAGTGATTTAAGCATTTGCTCATACACTCCGTCATTAGCAAGATAAGGGTTATCAGCTAACTTAGCAGGAATAAACTTTCTTGTTAGCCCATCGGTTCCTGTAAATGATGTGTTAGATTCTGAAGGTTCTATGTATCTACGTTTTACCCAATGAGCACCAACACCACCGGGGTTAGCAGTACAACGTAAGTAGGTTTCTATTTCAGGGTCTGTTGTTCTAAGACGTGAAGCAAGATAGTTCCAACTAAACTCTGTAGGTAAGTGAGTAATCTCATCAAAACCTATCCAAGAATATGCTTGTCCTTGATATCTGTATACATCAGCATCTCTCTCAAGGAATCCAAACTCTACCTTTGCACCGCTAGGAAAGTTCCAAAGCTTTTCAACTTCTCTAAACTTAGCACCCGGAAAAGCTTGTGGATAAAGTTCACGTGATTTATCAATCATCTCACGTAACTCCGGCATAGACCTTCTAAGTATTAAGGCTCTATGAGCTTTCTTGTGACAATAACGAAGTGGATCAACAATCATCGCAAATGATTTACCACCACCGGCTGCTCCACCATAGAGAACATCTTTCTCTCCAGCAGCTAAGAACTCTGTTTGCGGACCTTCGTTAGGATGGAATAATACTTTACGATCTTGTAAATCTTCTCTGACAGCCTTTGGCAAGTTGTCAAGTTCGTCTTTAGTAACAGGACCTTCTACAGTCTTGTCAAGTTTTTGAATTGTTTCTTTTTGTTTTTTGAAGGACTTTCTAGCGTTGTTGAGTTTTTCCTCAAGCTTTTTGATATTACGCTGTTTACGACCTATGGTAGCACGAGCAGCTTTGACAGCTTTCTCGGTTGTGGTTTGTGGTCTACCTGCTTTTTTTCTCGGAGTTCCGTCTTTCTTTAAGACAAAATTACCTTCATCATCTTGCAAGTAGAGATGAGGATTGATCTCCCAATCTTTCGTTTCGTTTTCCATATTTCTTATCTATATGTTTTTTTAAACCGGGAGTTGAGATACGTCTATCTGTTGCGTACTCTAACCAATCACATGCAGCTTGAAGTGAAACTTCTTCATTGACAATCATTGTTTCAACTGTTTCAAGTGCTTCTAGTTGTTCGGGTATAGGTTTTAAATAACCTGTTTCTTCATCAAACTCATAGCCAAACGGTATGGTTGATGTAGTTCGCTTTATGTATCCTTCAGGTATTATCATTTAACTTTACGATACTTGCGAACTTTTCTTGCAGTTTTTTTAGGTTGCTTTGAATGTTGTTTACCTTTTGCTGTATCTTTTCGTTTCTTTCTTGAAGTAGCTGCATACTCTTCGTCAGACAAAGCTTTGATTGCTTTTTCAGGTAGATATCGTTCTCCAGTTTCTGAAGACTTCTTACCTGACTTGGTTCTCCACTTTTGCTTGGTCCAAGCTCTAAGACTTCTTTGTGACTTTTTTAAAGCCATTATTTATAACCACCACCAGCTTTCTTATACTCACTCGCTAAAAGCTGGGCTTTCCGAGCTGACCATTGACCGGGTTTACCACCACGAGAACCAGCCTTAATCTTCTCGAAAAGCCTCTTACGCATAGTCGGCTTCGTATAGTTACCGGCTTTATTTACAGTAGACTTTTTCTTAGTCGTTCTTTTCGCTGTTGTTTTCTTTTTTGGCATTCTTTCCTCCAAAGATTCTTTCCCAATTGTCTTTGTATTCTTGTGTGTAAAATCCGGGTCTAGGATTAGCTCCTTTTGAACCGTGTGTGTTTTTGTAAATAGGACTTCTAAATGTTACAGGTTTTTCATCTGAACCAATCTGTGGCATAATATATCTCCTAAAATACTAATGAGTTAATATAAAAACATAGTAGCATTAAACCAAACATACCTACTTGAATAACTGACATCAGTGCAACAATACTTAATTGTCTATCTGCCCACCAGCTTAATTCAGTCTTTTGCCACTCATCAAAGTCCATTTATTTGAACCAACCTTTTACAATGTCAGTCCATTCAGGCATGTATTTGTCAACCAAACACCAGCCAACAATACCAACCAATCCAATAATAATTAATATTTCCATATTACCATTTCACCTTGTCAGCCCAATAAGCTGCTGACATTTTTCCTTTTTTAATGTTTGCACGATGTCTAGCTTTAAAAGATGCTCTTTTCTTTTTCATTCTGTCTGATTCACCTGCTTTAGGTTTACCAGCAGTCTTAGCTCCTTGTTGTCCAAACCTAATAGTCTTAATCTTGTCACCTTCTTTAGCAACAACGATATGTGATTTCTTAGGATGATTAGGAGTTCGTTTAGGTTTATTAAAACCACTTACTCCTGCTCTTGCGAGTCTAGGGTCTTTTTTAGACTTACCACCTTTACGATATTCGATTCGTTCTTTTATCATTAGTGCACCGTTCTATTACTTTCAGTATCAACTGTTACAGGATACCAAGTATCATCATCATTGACAACGAGACTATCAAGTTCTCCAATAACAGTTAAACCACTTTGTGATGCTGCTTCATCAGCCTTTTCAAAGCTTGAAGCAACAATGTTAGGTCCTGCAAAGACCTTACCGTAAACCTCCATCTCAGTCAGATATATCTTCATAATCTCCTTCATCCAGCTCAATCGCCTTTTTCTCAGGGAGAATAAAGATACCTCCACCGGTGTTATGGTTTACATCTATCCTATCCGTCTTAGAAACACCAACACGGTCTAGAATAGTCTGAGCAGCTTGTAACTTATTATTGGCTTGAGGTACGGGTTTATTCGACTTCATAACCTCGATAATCTTAAAAGCTGCTGTAGGGGCTTCCCTTGCTAGTACGTCTGAAGCTAAATCGACTACTTCTTCTTTTAAACTTTTTAGTACTTGATAGTGATTGCCTGAGTATCCGGCAAGTTCGGCTGACTTTTTAAAATCTCCTCCGGTTTCAACAAGATGATCTAAAAAAGCTTGTTGTTTCTCGGTAAGATTTCTATCTTTCTTTTCCTGTAAATAGGTTGACATACTTATTATTATAGATACTTGTCAAGGTTTTGTCAAGCTTTTTAAAGTTTTTTCACTTATTTCTGCAAAGGTCTTGACAAATCACGAATAAATGTGTACAATGGAATTGTTAGGTTCCCCCGGTTACATATATAACTAACACCCCCCCTTATAAAGACCCAATGAAGTTTAATAAATTGAAAAGTCAATTAGAAATATTATTCTTAATATCTATCTTCCTATACGGTACAATCAGTATCACTTAATATTATTCAGAATCTTATAAAACTTTATAAAGTTATGGGGCTGGTTAATACCTAAAAATACCTAGAAATGTGTAACCACTATATATATACTACGGTACCCCCTATGGTGTTCCTGCCCTCCCCATCATTAAAACTTATAAACTTTATAACTGAGCCTTATGTCAGAGACTTAACACACTTTTAAAGTTTTGTCAAGTCTTTTTAAAATTTATTTTTCCCTAACACACTTTTAAAACTTTGTCAAGTTTTGTAACAATTTTTTTAGCCACTTTAAAAATTTTACAAGCTTTACAAGTTTAACCATCTAGTTAATAAGCCCTTATAAAGTTATAAAGTGTTATTAGTTTACTTTATAAAGGTTGCATATACTCACTTCTAAGACTTTAAAAGCTTGATCAAGCTTCTACTATTCAAAAATCTTTTAAAGCTCTCACAACGCATCTCAGCAATTGTATATATATACAGTAGTTTTTTACATTTTTCCTATTGACTTTATAATCGTTTCATGTTATGTGAAGCTTAAAAAATAATTTAAAAAAAGTATTGACATTCTAAAAAACTTTGTTAATCTAACCATATTGAGTAATTAAGTAATTTCACTTAATGAAAAGATAGAGGATTTAATTATGACTATGAAATTAGTTAAATCTGTACAATATGATTCTACTATTGATGATGTTGTTGAAGTGTTGCAAAATGTATTTTTTGATGATGCTAAAGAGTGGGAAAGCAAGAAGCAAAAGCCACTAGCTAAGCAATCAGCTAAAAATAAGCGTAAATTTGCAGTTAAAGTTTTATCTAAACTTGATGAAGAGAAGGAATTTAGAAGGAAAGGCTCTTTTAATAAATACTCTTCGAAGTTTTTTAGAACTAACTCATTAACTTCTAATCAATTTAGAGCTGGATATTGGGGAATATGTGAACTCTTGAAAAATCCAGAGTATATTTTACAGAACTTGAAAATAGGAAAGGGCGGTTTTTAATACCGCCTTTTTTTATTGCATTTATTTAAAAGTAATTAATTGAAATTATTTTTAAATAAGTGTTGACAACTTGAAAAGGTTGTGAAATACTATTGCTTATTGAGTAGGTTGAAAGACTGAAAAGCAAAAGCACCGATTTTTATTATGATTGTGCATTGTAAGAGATAGGAATGATTAACACCTATATTAAATAAATAATCTTGCACAATAAGGGATATGATGAAATGTCAGCATGTAATAACTTAAAGATAATCTGCACAGAACATCCCCGAACTTTATGCAGACACCGAAAGGTCTTAAAGTAAATTCCCACTTTTGCTGTTTGATGGGTACAAATTAAACAGCACCGATTTATTAAATGAGGTAAACTATGAAAGATAAACTTTTTGAGAGAATCGAAAGGGATTTATTTATTAAATTTATTATGAATAAATTAAATTTAAATGCAAAATATCCTAGTCATTTTCTAATGGCTCAAGCTATCTATGAAGATGCAAAGTCAGGTAGAAATAATTTTGATGACATAGTCAAGAGTTTAGGTTAAATAGCATGAAGACTTAAAATCCTGTACAAGATGACAGGTTAGGTTAAAGGACATTGCCTATAAGTAATATGTCCACTTTAAAAAAGGAAGTAATATGTTAGTGAAAAAATTTACTGATAAATATGATGATAGAAAAATATTTTATCATTTCAATATCTTTGGTCTAAAGTTTAGACTTGCTGTTAAAACTAATAGGGCTTTTAAAATAAGCCCTAGTCATCCTAATTACAGTAAAAGAAAATACTTAATTAAGAATATCTATCGCACAAAGATGGGCTATTCTTATGATGGTAAAAATCTTTATACTTTGACAAGATGAAAACAGATATCATTGTGGTATTGGGCATACTTATAATATGCCCTTTACTTTTAATACAAATTTTATTTACAATTACAGGGTAAAATTATGAAATTATTAACAGTCAATGGCAATCCCAAATTGATGAAGGGCGATAAGATAAGCGATAAATACTTATCAGCTATTATGCACTTATCCCCAATCAATACGAGGATATGCCCTTATCAAGATATCGCTAAGTGCAAAGAAGCATGTTTAAATACAGCAGGGCGAGGGGGTATCTTCAAGAAGGGCGAAACGACCAATGTTATACAAGAAGCGAGGAAACGAAAAACTAATCTATTCTTGAATGACAGAGATACATTTATGGAGCTACTTGTAAAAGATATACAAGCTTTCATACGCAAGTGTGACAGACTAGGTAAGAAGCCTTGTATTAGGTTGAATGGTACAAGTGATATTCAATGGGAGCAAATAGCAATAGATGGGTATGCTAACATATTCGATATGTTTAACGATGTACAATTCTATGACTATACAAAGATACCAACGAGGAAAGTATCGCACATCAAGAACTATCACTTGACATGGAGTTATAGCGAAGCGAATGACAAATATGCGAAACTGTTTGACAGCGTACCATACAACAAAGCGGTGGTATTCAATGGCGGATTACCGAGAATATTCAAAGGTATGAAAGTCATTGACGGAGATACAACGGATATGAGATTTTTAGATAAGGCTAATAGGGTTATTGGTCTAAAAGCAAAAGGCAAAGCTAGGAAAGATGATTCAGGCTTTGTCATACAGACTTTACAAATTGCATAAATATGAGGAGAAAAATATGAACGAAGAAAAACAATATCAATATCAATGTAATACTATTGATGCATATGAGTATAATGATACATACGATTATGATGAGCAGATTAACTATCTTGAATCAGATAAGGTTGAGACACAGCTTGATTTATTATATGCTAATGAATCAATTAATATTTGGTAAGGAGAACGAAGATGACTAAGGCAGAAATGATTAATGAAATTAAGAGCATTATAAAGGTCAATGAAAATAATCCTTATTGCTCTGTATTTTGGTTAGCAGATATGATTCAAGAAGTAGTAACAAATTGCGATTGCGGAACTAATCCTAATTTAAAAGAGAACGAAGATGATAGTTGAACTATTAGATAAATATCATGTTGATGAGTTTGATGATTTGTTAATTGAAATTATTAAACATATGAAAGAGCAAAAGGAAACAAGACAGGAGAACGAAGATTAATAAACTAAAAAAATGTCATAGTTGTGGCGAAACTAAAGAGTTAAATACAGATAACTTTTGTCCGAGAAAACTAAAAAATGGTATGGGTTTTCGATCACAATGCAGAGTGT